CCAGAACTGATTTAGATTTTTCTAAATGGCGGACGCGCGAAGATGCTATTTTAATACCATGAACAAAAACCACGGAGGCGGGCGCAAAGGGGCCGGAAGAAAAAAGAAAAAAAATGGTGAAAAATCAAAATCAAATTGCATCTCAATGCCGATTGAGAAATGGGAAAAGCTTGATGCCATGCGAGGAGTAACGCCCAGAGGGAAATTTATCGCGTCGGCAATGTTGGCAGGCGTCTTGCCTATCGGCTCGGAGAGCTAGTGTTTAAGCGGCTCCGCGAGCCTGCAAAAATAATTGAAAATAATTGTTTACAAGAAACGAAAAGTGTGAGAAATTAAAAACATCAAAGGGAAGGACTCCCCGAGACAGAAACAAAAAACCAAAACAAAAAAATGAAAACACTTAGCAAAAAAACCATCACCGCGATCTCCAAATACGGAAAAGAATTTTGCATCTGGGCCGCGCAGGAACACAAAGATGGCAATGGCGCAAACACAATTTCATGGGGTTTTCCCAATGCCGCCCTGAGAGGCAAGACCAGATGCGCCGATGCAGCAATTGACGCCGGCCTAGAAATCCTGCAGAGCATCTAACAACCACCCGGCGCGGGTTCGATCCCCGCGCCTTTTCTTATATGACACCAAACAAACGTGGCGGGGCTAGAAAAGGTGCAGGCCGTAAGCTCGGCTCAGGCAAGGGCCGGACTGTTATCTCCAAAACTATCGCGATGACAGCGACGAGCTGGGACAAACTCGACGCGGTGCGCGGCAAAATATCACGCGGTAAATTTATTGGTGCGTTGATTTGACACAACCACCCAAACAATGGCACTTTCAAAAACCTTCTTCGGCCTTCCGCTCGCCACCCTGCAGGGATTGCAAGCAAAATACATTGCCTGCCTTGAAGCGATCGCTGTGGCGGGATCGAGCTACAGCATCGCAGGCCGCAGCTTCACGCGAGCCAACTTGAGCGAAGTCGCACAGATGATAAAAGAACTCCAGGCGGCAATCGAGAACGCCACCGGTGCGAGAGTTAGGCGCACGGTGACGGCGTTCCCAACCCAGCTTCCCTAAAAAAACATGACACAAGACCTCATTACCAAGACGCTTGCAGTGTTCTCACCGCAGGCAGCGATGTCTCGGATGGTTTCGCAAGCGAAGCTTCGCAACTTCGGGCGGTTCGACTCGGCGCTCGACAGCACGAAGCGCGGCATCTCTCGCAATATCAGCGGAGCCGAAGACACCGCGGGCACTGCGGAGCGATACAAACTCATCCGCGCCGCGCGTGATCTCGCCGACAATTTTCCGCCGGTTCGTTCGTTGCTTCTCAAATTCTCAACCTACGTCTCCGGACGGCTTGCCTACCAAGCGCGCACGGGCGACCGTAATATCGACGAGCAGGTCGAACGGTATTGGCGCGAGTGGTGCAGGGACTGCGATTTTCTGCGCCGGCACGATTTCGTCACGCTTCTCCAACTCGCCGTTATGGCAATGCTCCGAGATGGCGATTGCGGGTTCGCCATCGTCCGCGACGGTGAAGATTTGCGCTTGCAGTCGGTCGAAGCTGACCGCATCGGCTCGCCCTACAACCGAACGATTGACTCGGACGTTTACATCGGCGGCATTAACTTGGACGAGTATGGCAGGCCGGTGAGTTATCAGGTTTTCGTTCGAAACATTTCGAACCAATACATTGAGCCAACCGATATTCCTGCGAGCGAGTTTATTCATCTCTTCGACGCAACCCGGCTCGATGAATACCGTGGCCGCTCGGCATTCGCCACGGCGTTGAATGCAACGCGCGATTTGCAAGAAGCACTCAAGGCCGAAATCTCTGCGATCAAATTTGCAAGCTACCAGACTGGCGTCATCGTCTCCGAGAATGGTGGCGCTGATGCCAGCGATTACTTCTCATCAAGCGGGGTGAACGATCTCGGCCAGCGTGCGAAGTTGGAGAACGTCGATCCCGGCACGATGAACTACCTGTCTCCAGGAGAGAAAATCGAGATGTTCAAGTCCGATCGTCCCGGCGGAGCGTTCGGAGAGTTCGTGCGGCTGGTGCAGTCTCACATCTGCATGAGTGTCGGCTTGCCGTATGGCTTTGCTTTTGATGCAGACAAGTCAGGCCCGATGGCGCGGATGGAAGCTGAGATGGCAGAGCGCACGTTTGCACGGTGGCGCAGGTTGCTGGAGTCTCAATTTCTGGATCGAATTAAAAATATCGTGCTGCTCGACGCGGCTTCTCGCGGATTGATTCCAGATAGCGAGTATTTGCTAGATGGCCGCTGGGGGTGGCCAAAGAAGGCCAGTATCGACTACGGGCGCGAAGCTCGCGCTGACATCGACCTGTGGAAGGCGGGCCTGAAAACCGCTGCGCAAATTTATACCGAACAAGGTGAAGACTACGAAGAAGCATTTCGATCAAGAGCGAAGGAAGCGTCGCTTATCGTGGAGCTTGCCGATGCCTACGAAGTCCCGCCGCAATACATCTCGGATTCGGTGCCGATGCCGAACAGCAGGGAAGCGCAACCGGCAGGAGCGCCAGAAATAGAAATTCCAGAAGCAGCGCAAGCCGCCCCACCCGCGCCAGCACAAGCGCAGTCGTCGTTCGAAGAGTCGTATAAGCCGACACAGGGGATGATTGCCGAAGCGAAGAAGGGTCTGGAGTGGAGAGCGAAATACGGTCGCGGCGGAACGAATATCGGGGTTGCTCGTGCTCGCGACATCTCCAACGGAAAGAACCTGTCGGAAGATACCGTTAAAAGAATGAACTCGTTTTTTGCAAGGCACGAAGTCGATAAAAAAGGCGAAGGGTTTGAACCCGGTGAAGACGGGTTCCCCTCCGCCGGGCGTATTGCTTGGGCGCTGTGGGGCGGAGACGCTGGGCAGGTTTGGGCGGCAGATAAAGCCAAGGGCATGAAGTTGGCGACTCGACCGGAGCGCAAGCATCTCGCTATCGTCCTACGCGACGCGCACGGACACTTCCAGGGCATCGGGCATGAAACGGATCTCGTTATGCCTTCGCCGGAACTGCGCGAAGAAGATGAAGATTTTATTGACCGGTGCATGGTGCATCCAACGATGGAGAGCGAATATCCTGACAATGACCAGCGGCTCGCCGTCTGCATGACGCAGCTCGCAGTCGTCGGAGAGCGCGGTGGGATCAAAGCATCACCGAAAGCGCCGAAGTCCGATACTCCAAACAAAGACCCGCAGGGCGAAGGCACGGCCAAAGGCGATGCCTCCGGCAAGCGCGGAGCAGAAGTTACCGCCGAGCAGGAGAAAACTTTACAGAACAAGGCAGACGAATTTAACGAGAAGGACAGCAACACGAAGAACGGCAGAGCGACACTGGGCGCGCTCAAGTCGGTATTCCAGCGCGGTCTCGGAGCGTTTAACACATCGCACTCGCCACGAGTTCAATCTGCCGAGCAATGGGCATTCGCTCGCGTCAACGCATTTCTTTACCTGCTTAAAAACGGCAGGCCCGAAAACCCAAACTACACAACCGATAACGACCTACTGCCGAAGGAACATCCGAAGGCTCAAAAATAAATATGATCGCACAAGGCATCGCACTCGAAGCAAAGCGCCAATTTTTGATTGGCATGCACCAACCGACGGACACCTACAAGCTCGCCCTCTACACAAAGCGAGCGAACATCGGGCCAGCCACCGCGCACTACACCGACGAAGGAGAAGTGAGCGGCCAAGGCTACACTCGCGGCGGGATCACGCTCGCCGGGTTCAAAGCTGAAATGGTCGGCAAGAACGCGGCGATCACCTTTAACGATGCAAAGATCGACCGAGCGACATTCACTGCGCACGGTGCGATTGTTTACAACGCCAGCAAGGACAACTCGGTGCTCTGCACTTTGAACTTCGGCAACGATCGTCCGGTCTTCGACGGGGCGTTTGAGATTCGCTTTCCTCAACCTAACGAAAATTCTGCTCTGATTTTATTCGCATAAATATGAACGCTACAAATCACATCACTATCGACGGCAAGACCTACGACCGCTACTCGCTCAACCTCGCCATCACCGGCAAATACCACGCTGACGGGGCCACCGACGCCCAAGTCGCCATGCGCCTCATCCCCACGCGCATCGCAGACGGTCAAGTCGAAACCGCCGACTCTGCCGCGCTTGGCATCTCGCTCGGCACGCTCGCCGGATCGGATCAGGCCACCCAGCAAGCCGTCGCCGCGATCCAAGCCGCCCTTCAGACATACCTTCAAGCGAAAGGACTCTGATCATGGCCCTCATCACCTCCGCAGCCACCGGCAATTTTAATGCGGGCGCGACATGGACAGGCGGCGTTGTGCCAACCACGGGAGACGAAGCCCGCGCAGCGACAGGGCACACCGTCACGATTAATGTCAATACGACTTGCGACGAGATCAGCAATGCGGGCACGGGGAAATTCGTCATCAACGATGGCGTCACGCTCACGGCGAATGTAACGCAAAAAGGAAGTGATTCCGCCCCCTGTTTGGATTTTTCTGCAAATTCTCCAGCTGCCGCAACGATTGTTGGTAACTTGACTGCTGGAGCGGGTAATTTTAGGCGCGCCGCTTCTAATTTAGGAACAGGAACTCTCAATGTCACTGGAACCTGTCTTGGGGGCGCTTCGGGAAGCGGTGCGGCGGCTATCTTAAACTCCTCAACAGGAACAGTAAACATCACGGGAAATGTAAACGCAGGCGCTGGGACAACAGCTCACGGCACAAATAATAATACAACCGGAACAATAAACATCACGGGGAATGTAAAC